ACACTGCGCGGGTGCTCGAGAACACACCCTGGGGCTAGACGGTTGGGAATAATTCCCTCGGATGCCTTGTAGAATCGATCTACAAGCTCATCCCAAGTGGGCAACTTCTTGTGTTCAAGTTCCATGGTAAGGTCGTTCTCTTCTGCCAATCGCACAATCCATGCGCGCTCAGCTTCAAACTTCTCCTTCCCATACCAAAACCACTCATTCACCGCAGATACCATGACGCTTGCCATATGGATCTCCTTCGATTCATCGGATGGACAACAAATGGTCAGCATCTTGTGGATAGATTCCTCCTCCAGAGGGCATACCACTGCTCCAATATCTTCATCCCAACGCCAAGTTCTCTTTAAGTATGCGAACTCGGAAATGTGAATGTATGGTCGTGATTCCGCATCTTTGTCAGCCATGGTGTACTTGACACCGATGTCAGCCAACTCTGACTGAATTGCTGTGTGGTTAAACCAATCACATCCACGTCGGACGTTCATGCCATTGTCGTCACCATACGTGAGCAACGCAACATTCTGCTTGAATGTGCGCGCGCGATCGTAGACAGACTTGCCCTGTTCGGGATGTCTACGGACGTATGCATAACGCATGTACAGTGCGTTGACTAGGCAATTGATGATCACTGTCAGCGGCTGACCAGACGGGTTGGAGCCAAAAAACATCAGCAAATCACCGTCAAAGTTCACGTAGGAGTACGCAACATCCTCTGCCATTGCGTACACCGGAAGGACTTCATCTTCTGTCCATCCAGCAACACGCAATATCTGGGCGAGAATCCAAAACGCTTGCAAGATCCAAAGTGCTTCCATCTTCTTGTCATAGAAGCCATAATCTCCTCCAATGATACGGTCTGCACCGAACTGTGTGAGGAAGTCGTAGTATTCCTCCCACTCCAGTGATTGAACTGTGCACCCTGGGGACGCTTCGAAAATGAACGGAAACTCTTGGATCAGTTTCACCATCGTGAGAAGGTGTTCTCTCACTACAAAGGACCAGTCAGCCGGGGCACCTGTGAACACGCGAATCTTGCCTGCGTGAATCTTAGCCCATTTACGGGCCTCATCCTTCAGCTTACCACTGAAGACAGGCGCTGCGCGCCGTCCTTCCTTGTAGCAATTTTCGATGTACTCAATACGATCCAAGATCTCAGGGAGAAACTCCATTTCGCCTTCTCCACCAACCAAGAAGTGCTTCTTGGAAGTGTTGTACGTTCACCCATGGATGATTTGAAGTTCATCTTGTCAATGAACTTCACTCCTGGAGCACCATTGATGGTGGTTTTAGCATCCAAGCGGTGCAAACCGTCTAGAGCGCCGGCGGGCAACATGTCAAGAATGTCATCTTTGAATGCTCTCGCGCACTCCTTCACGATGTTGGGATCCACAGCGCCATATTGCTGGTGCATAATGTCATTCAGAGCAATGTTCCAAGGTCGCCAATCCTTCAAATTGGGAGCTCCAAAGTCCACTTGCCACTTGCGCTCCTCAAGGATTTTAGGACCCAATAATGTGGGTCGCACCTTCGACCGCGAGGTAACTGAGTATCCCGTGTAAGATCCAAAACAACGCACTGAGCCAGATTCTAGCCACCGCAGCGGCGAAAAAATTCGAAGACTCGTTAGTTGTTTGGGCTTTGACGGGGCATCAATCACCGGGTAGGCACACTGAATCACAGGTGTTGCAAAGTGCTTCACAGCACCGTCAATCATCTCTCGAGAAATCCGGGTGCTCCAAGTCTCATTCTGCTTGTTGCCAAGGGAATGAATACCCAGGATTGCGACCACAGGATCATGCACAATCAGTGGCATTCCACAGTCACCAACAACAGTCTCCTGACGTGAGTATCCATGCCACGCACGTAACATCCCAAGGACGTCGTGGTTGATAACTCCATTCTGAACACACTTGACCACATTGACACTCGGTTCGATGTGCTTTGCATAGCCCACCAGGGCACCAGTAAAGGTTCCCTGAAAATCGGCTCGCAAAAAGAGATCACGCAGATCAGACTTCACCTCCCAACAGAACACCTCAAAGAAGACCACATCATTACCAGCGCGGTACAAGTCCGTCTGACGAACCTTGAAAACCACATTGGGTGAAGCTCCCTTGCGCATTTGCTCAATCAAAAGTGTGACTTCCAAATCTGATTCATTGAAAAATGTGTGAGAATTTGTGGCCCACAAATGACCTGCCACGCAAAACGCATTCCCTTCACGCACACGCTCACCGTTCGAAACACGGATACGAGCGATGTTGCGCAAAATCTTGGCGTTGACTTGATCGTAAGAAAGGGCCTTCCACGCCACATTCAAGTTGGACACATCGAAGCTCGAAATCTGAAAGTCGTCAC